TGAGTTCAAAGGCTTAACAAAACCATCGTATACCCAGAATCCTGATCCAGACATCCAAATACAAGCATTGTCAGTAGCGGCTACTGCTTGCTTAGAAATAACACCACAACCATTACCAACACGCTCAAAGCTATAAATGAATGGTGGGCCAATATAAGTGGCAGTATGTACATCCACATCAGTAAACAGAATGGTAGCCCCACGAACCCGTTTAGCGCACATTAAAGAGCCAATAGTGGTTAACTCAAAGTCACCAGCTTGATTAGTGGCGGCAGGAGTCCATACAGTATTGTTTTCTTGGTCACACCATTGAACTTTACGTGGATTACCACTTGCACCTAGTGCGAATAAGAATCGTTCTTGAGTAACAATAAGACCTGTACAGCTAGTTGGTGCATTAGTAATTGCAACCGCATCACTAGCGGTATTTAACTGCCATTCAAGCAACTGCCCATCTTTGGATGAACAAGCAACCAGATATTCGCCAAAGGTATCTAAGCTCCAAGTGGTAGCAGGGGTATATGAGCCTAAATCTGGTCTAGCAACACCATAGGCCGCTGTTCCATAAGTTCCATAGCCATAACCAATCTTTAGTACTGCATCTGCATCACCAACAGTAAATGTTGTAGGTGTAATGTCAAACAAAGTACCAGCCTCATTCATGGCATAAAGCTTTGAATGTGTACCAATTCCGATACGTCTATTATTGGAGTTATCACGCCAGTTAATCAGACCACGGGCTAAACCTGTCATTTGATTGGTGGAACGCTTCCTCCATCCACCTACTGGACGGATGGTGTTTTCGTACCAACGTACCAAATTTGAGCCGTTCCAACGGCCTTTAGACTGATATTCAGTCCCGTTTTTGTATACGCCTGGAGGAATTTGTAGTGGAATGTAAGCCATATCTGTATTCTATTCCCTAGGTAGGTTGGAGACAAAGCTAATTGTAGCAATTACAGATGGAATTGATGGCCTAGTTGGTGTTGAACTAGCAACGTAATGTTCAATATATGCCCCAACGTCACTTGTTCTCCAAACAATCTGAACATAATCATTTGCAGTTAAATCAACAAAGTAATTTAAAGCACAAATAGTATGAAATGGATCTCCAGCTCCTTTTCTTGGAGCCAATCCATATCTACTGTTAGATTTGTCAATGTTTGTACCATTTTTTCTAAACCAAATGTCTATATCTTGTGAGGCATTTGTTGTATTTATTAATTGAAGTGAAAATTGAATGTTATAAATTCCTGAGTCTGTAACATTAAGTCTTGAACTGTTTGATAAAGTGACTCCATTTGCGTAATCAGTTGTATCAAAAGTTATAGGGTAAGCAGTAGTTGTATTGGCAGCAATCTGATCTGTGCCATCTTGGAAAGCACCATAAGGGTTATTCAGGTACTTGCCACCCCTTGGGCCAATAACAGACTGTATTGCGTTAACTAACTTAGTAAAAAACAACCTCAAAAGTCCATTATTTTGATTCTGAAGACTTTGAGAATAGACAATTCCTGATGTACCCAAAGAAGGTATAGCAGGAATATCTAGTTGTTGTTTTACATTAGCCATTACTTTTTAAGCCATGTTTGCCAAACTGCACCCGCAGCAATGACCAATCCACCAATCCACAAAACTGGTTGAGCAATAGATGCTATCCAGTTAAGAACCTTTACAGCACCCTTGGCAGCGTCAATAGCAGTTACAAGGTCTTTAGTGTTCTTATCTATCTCATCTACCTTTGCTTCAACAGCTAGTAGACGCTCATAGATTTGTTCATGGCTTACATCTTTCATGGTTTATCAGGCCATGTAATTGTCCAAGGGAAACCTGATTGTGCAGTTACATCACGCAATGCTTGACGATATGTAGCCCATACTGCCTTGTCAACAGGAGCATCAGCTACTTGAGTCCAATCACTTGCCGCTAACTTTTCACCACGAGTAGCACGAACATTCTTAGCCTGTTCAGCATCCTTGGTAGCCTTGTAATTAGCTTCATTCTGAGCCGCAGTAGTGACGTTGCCATCAGCATCTTCTGTTTGAAAGAACGATGGGCCTAGATTCCACTTGGTGTACCACTTACCATCAATCTGTTCTACACCGCCATAGACTGAAGTTTGGTAAACAGTACCGCCTGTTGCTTGTGGGCCTTCTAGGACTACATCAGCACCCAAAGCCTCTAAGACTTCAGTTGTTGTTATGTCCCATGATGGGCCACCATTGGCTTTTTGATATGCACGAAATTCTGCTTCGTACATTACTGCGCCTGTTGATTGGATTCTGATTTGCATTTTAATTACCTCAAGCAATTGCTAAAAAGATGTATGTGCCAGCACTAACATTGATGGCGGCCAAGATGGTTGAGTTCAACGCAAAGCCTGTTGAAACTGTTGTTACAGAACCAAGGGTTGCAGATTCTGCGGATGTGCTGTTAAGAGCAAGATATGGGTCTGTCAATGTAGTCATGCCACGGGCTGTATCGTAGACGTACCAATCACCTGCAGCATCTGTACGCTTGATAAGTACAAACCTAGCACCACCTGTAAAGCCACAATTGATTGTTTGAGTTGTGCCGTTACCTGTGTATGAGCCTACTTTGGAAACACCAGCACAGGTTGCAAATAGGTAGTTAACAAAATTCTGACCGCTTCCGTTTGTAGCACCATGAGTTCCAACACTAAAAACTGTTGACGTTGGCGTGGTGCTATTCCATCGAGTTGCACTTGAAGCAGGAACACCGGCAGATGTGTTAAGTATTAAATACTCAGTATTTGTTAATGAAGCTGAATATACCTGCCATCCATTTGCACCATTGCGTTCTTTAACAATCATCAACTCAGGCACTACACCCAAATTGTGATTGAATGTCGTAGCACTTCCCGTCCCTGTATAGCAAACCTCATCAAAGAAGCTAGGNGCACGTCTAAAAGCCCACGAAANAAAATCAGTTGTACGGCCTCCTGTGTAATAGCCGTNCATAAAATCCCATTTGAGCGAACCATCACTAGCTTCAGCACCTGTTGAGGCCGTATCCATTGAGTTAGAGCCTTGAAGTCTTGAACCAGTAGAGTTTGAGCCATTAACTCGATATTCACTAATTCCTAAATCAACAGGAAACCCTGCCAAATAGTTAGGATTTGCAGAACGCCCTAATACTGGTGTAAACACACTAGTCCCACTTGTAGGCACTTTCATTGGGCCTCTACGTATGGCTATGTAGATTACGTTGTTTGCGCCAGCATTACCAATAAAACCTGTGGAAGTAAGAGTCATATCAGTGGTGTCTTCAAGCGACTCTTCGTCTGTAAGATTAGCAAAAAGAAACGCCTTTCTTAAATCAGACGTCCATCCACGCATATTGTCAACAAGTTGCCAATTACCCACTGCGTTATTTATATTTTTAAACAAAATCCATTGTGGCTCATACCCCAAATTAACAGCAGTTTGGTTTCCAGTAAACGACCCACACGAAATCACATTGTCTGTACCAGTTAGGCCAAAGCCTCCTGCGTTGTGGGCGAATAAATAACAGATATAAGTACCACCAGTGGCTGTTAAACCAAGAGTTGAACTAACATCAAAAGTTGTACTTGTTGGATTCCAAAAAAATCCAGTATCTTCAGCATCAGTCTTATTCAACATTAAATATTTATTTCCAGAAGAAGTTCCTCTGTGATAAACAAACCACTGTTGTCCTGCGGCATTTGTACGTTTAACAATAATGCAACCCGGCTCTGAGCCTAAATTATGCGAAATTGTTGCGTTAGAACCCGTCCCAGTGTAACTTACGATGTCAAAAAATTTCGGCTGCTTTCTGAAGGTCCATGAAACGTGGGGGTTAACAGTAGCATTAAAACCAAAATTTCCTGAATCTGCGCCTAGCGTATACCCCGTACTGTTAAATGATGTAATTGTGTCAGATTGTGTAAATTGCGAACCTGCCAAATTACTAAAACTTATTTTATTTGAGCCACGAACAGTATCAGTAAGTGGATGTCCTTGAGCAACAGTTCTTATTTTTGTCCAAACCAATCCACCATTACCCGCCAAGTCAATCCCGTTGGTAATAGTCTGTGATGCACCTGTACCCGTATAAAGGTATGTGCTAAACACTTCTTCAATGTAGTTTGGGATAATAGGAACACCACCACCAAAGGCATCGTAACTAGCCGCACCAGAAGTTGCTTGTAATGGCATGGTTTAAGCCTTAAATTGTGTGTTGCTTGCCAAGACTGTGAAAGTCGCACTTGCCGTTTTGATAATCAAATAACGATAAGAATCAATGCCACTAGCATTACCAGCAGTAGGCGCACCACCTAACCACCTAGTAGTAACACCAGATGTAGTGCCATCAACTTGCACAGCAGAATTGTAGTAAGCAGTAGAGCCTTGAGTAACCAAGAAAGCCACAGTCATTGATTGACCTGTACTCATTAAAGTATTCAATGATGTACCGCTAGAGCCTCTGAAGTTAACTGTCCAGTTAGCACTTGCGTCACTTGTGTAATACAAAACAGACTGAGTGGTAATGTCGTAGTTGATTGTTCCAGTAGCCGCAGTTGCTGATACTGTAGCCACCTCTGCCGCATCGTTTAGAACAATGGCTGTTTTGCTACTAGAGCCTGAAAATGTATTGGTTCCCGTAAAGGTTTGATCTGCTGCAAGCGCAACATCACCAGGAGCTGCAAAGCCCAATGTTCCAGATCCGTTGGTCTTTAAAACATAGTTTGCTGTAGAGTCGGCAGTAGGCAATGTAAAGGCAGTAACAAAGCTCTGCAAGTTTGCATCATAAGCCAATACATCTGTGCCGATTGCTAAACCAAGAGCAGTTCGTGCGGCTGATGCAGTAGCACCACCAGTACCACCTTTGGTAACTTTGAGGACAGGACCAGCATCAAACAATGCGTCAATAGAGTCTAGATCAGTATTGATCTTTGTACCCCATGAATCTGTGGATGCGCCAACTTCTGGCTTAGTTAAGCCTAGGTTTGTGGTGGTTGTATCTGCCATTTTTTACCCCTAATAGTCTGAACTTTATACAGAAACTGTTGTCCAAGCTTCGGACACATCTGATTCTGTTTCCCATTTCTTTCTAGCATTAATCACAACGCTAGAAGTATCATTAAGTACTGCCCCAAAATGCACAATGCGGTTATATTGAATATTTAAAGTACTTATATCAATGATAAAAAGATTGCCAACCGCATCTAATCCACCTGCCGCAGTCATTACAGAAGTATCAACAACTGCAAGTGACGCACTTGAAATCTTTTCCGCACCTACAGATACTGTACTGCTTGAGAAAATCTCAAACTGAGCATCCTTAATATTCTCACCAGCAACAACTACAGTCGAGGCAGAGACAATAGCAAGCGCACCTAAGTACGCTCCAAAGGAGTAAGCTCCTCCGCTATAATCGCCACGCCCGTAAGCAGCCATGTTATGCCAATGTTATAGACAAGCTAGAAGCAGGAATGCGGAAAATGTCTCCGTCATTAATTGCTTTTGCAGTAGTCAAGGGAGCCCAAGCAAGCAAAGTGCCACCAGTTGAAGCAGTAAAAATACCTGCCCAACCAATTGTTCCCCAATTTCCACCAGAGGCAGCGGCAAACTCAATTGCGGCAGCGTTAGTGAAAGTTGTTGCAGTACCACTACCAGAGATGGTTCCTGTAACTACACGGGCATAACCATTACCAGAAACTTCTGTACCGCCACCAGTATCACTAGGTGCGGCAGTAAACAACCCCACATACCAAGCGGTAGGGCGAGTTGCAGAACCTGTTGTAAACAAGTAGGTTAGTGCAAGATTTTCTGTGTAGTCTGTAAAAGATGACATTTTTTATCCCAAAGAACGGGCACGAACAAGTGGAGTTGAAGAAACAGATGCCCTTTGATCTGCTACCTCAATGTCGCCCAAGGAGTTGACATACATCTGACTCCATACTGGTAGACGTTCATCGTCTTTCAAATATGGTGCAGCCTCCATGAGCGCACCATACAGGTACAAGTCTGGGGCATAAGCTAAAAGCCAGTTGCTTGTGTTTGAATCACTCAACGCAGGAATCTTAGCATAATATGTAAGTTCTGCGCTATATGTTGAATCTGGAGTAGGAATAAACTCCAATTGCGTACCAGTAATTGTGTAATATGCTGGTTGACCAGTAGAAACGTATCTATTGGCCTTTAACTCATCACCATAAGCCTCAGTTACAAACTGTAATCTGACTATGGGATTTGTATTTAATTGGAACTCTTTGGCCTGTAGCCAATCAGCAGGATAGGCAAAGAACGCTGATTCAATCTGTCCTTCAGCACGTTTAATCATTTGGCGAGTACGCAACTTGCGGTTGAATTTGGCTTCTGCAATGGTAATAAAGCTTGGAATAACAGAAGTCAGGTCATCCCGATTAAGATAATCTGCTATTGTTGCTTTAAGCCCTGCAAAAGTATCAATTGCCATTTTCTACATCCCTACACGCTAGTGTATGCTCATGTTTGAACTCAAATGTTCCAATATGGAAGATTTCCTTAGAAAGATCTTGATCCACATAAGTTTTATGCCCATTCTGGGCGGCTCTACGGCAAAACCATACATCTTCACCAATGTAGTCTTCCGCAGCAGGAACCCAAGGGATAGCAAACCAAGGATATTCCATAGATTTATAGACTTCGGATTTGACAAGCATTACACCCATCCCGCAGTAGTCTACATCAACAAGTCCTGTTGAATCGTCATCAGTATATACCCGATTTATAAATGTTGCATCCATGTCTGGGGTATTTTTTTTCACCGCAATTGGTTCTGTCGGGAATCTACGTTTTGCATAGTTTCCGCAGACAATACCAATATCATGTTTTAACAAGCGAATGATGGAATCTTTTGGAAACCGCATATCGCTATCTAGCCACAGGGTATGTGTACACTCAGCCGCAATAGCATCCCTAGCTAAATCCTGACGTTGTGCTGACAACAAAGTGCCAGAGCTAGTGTAGATCACTACTTTGTGATTTGTTGTACCTACAGTAAATCCGACTAATCTAGCCAAATCAAAGGCAAATCCAGAATTAACAAAGTCCCGTGTTGGGACTAATATCCCAATGGTCTTACTATCCATTAAACTTCTCCAGGTCTAGTGCGAAATGCACGATTATCAGGGTCATTGAGCCAACGCTTCATGTAAGCTTGGTCATCAAGTTTCCCTTCCGCTTTCATTTGATAAAACAATGCCATTGGAATAGATGCAATATGGTGCATATCGCCCTTCCAAGTAGCCTTCTCATCAAAAGAATTGAATTTATCTTTGTTGTCTGAAACTATCTGAGTCGCATCAATAATTGTCTCAATGGTAGCTTCGTCTTTTTCGGCATCGTAATGCCACATCTTGCGAGTACCAGTTTCAGTATTAATGTCAAAAAGTTTTGTGTGCATATATAAAAAAAGGGTGGGTTATTAGCCCACCCAGTTGTTTCAGATTAGGTCTGAATTGTTGAGTTCAAGTCATAGACAGCGCCATGAGCTTTCTCATTCTTAACTTTCAAGCCCCACTCACACAAGAGCATACGCTTCTCAGCATCACCTGTCTTAGCCAGTTCAACTGTCTGGAAGGGACGCAGATAGCAAACGCTTGCGTATTCAGGATCAAGCACGAAAACATCACGTTCACGTTGGAACCTGTTGGGAACGATACTCACATTTCCGAAATCGGAAACATAAATATCTGCTGCGCCAATCAAAGTAGCGGGTTTAGCACCACCATTGATGTTGAAACGGCTAGAAGCGATACCAGCCATCTTAGACAAGTTCTGCTTGTTAACAGGACCAGCCATAACGATGGAAGGTGAGCCGCCTTCTGTCCACACCTTCTGAATTACATCCTTCAGCAATGCTTCGCTGAATGAACGCAAGTTAGTAGTTGTAGCATCAGTACGAGCTGCATCAGGGATAGTAGTGTATGAAGGATCACCACCACCAGAACCTTCGCTTGTATTGGTCTTTAAGAAGGCCAACAGACCTGCGGTCTTACGTGCGGCAGATGTAGAACCAGCAGTAGCGGCTTGGTTAGCCAACATTGTGGAACACATATCACGCTTAATTTCCGCAGATTTTTTAGCCATTTGATAGCTCAATTCTGAGCGTCTGCCTGCCTTGTCAACAGCTTCCAATGTACCAGCAATGATTACATCCTTACGGCTAATCTGGGTGTAGTTGCCCAAACGAACTGTAGCTGTAACTGCTGTGAAAGAAGTGATGTCATCGCCTTCAATCTGTGCATTGGTTGTGCTGGCAGCGGCCAGATCATCGGTTTGCCATTCAAAGAAAGTGTTGGTTACGTTCTCACGTCCAACATTGCTCATGAATGGAGTCTCTTCTGGAGAGATCTGATAAATGACGTTTGAAAGATCTTCCCGTACACCCTTTGCGTCAAAGCG